CACGCCCCTGAACGATGTTCTCGACATTCGTCGGCCCCGGCCCCATGCGCGGCAGATTGGCGAGGAACTCCATGGTGTCGGCTCGCACGCAGCCATGCCCGCCGCCGAAGCGCCCCGAGGCGATCAGGACATCGACAGGGCCGGTCAGGCTGAGCGCGCGCATCCAGCCGAGTGTCGTGAGTGATACGAAGCCGCCTGCGTTGTTGCTCAGGCTGCTGCTGCGGCGCCCGAAGCTGTCCACGATCGCCATCGCGTCGAGATCGATCTTCACGATCGGCTTGGTGTTGCTGATGCCGACTTGAGTGTAGGCATACCCGTCGCCGCCGATGAAGCAGTGATCGAACCCGAAATTGTCCTTGTAGAGGTTCAACGCCTCGGCCAGCGCGTCGGAAATCATATCCTCGGGCCGTGCCTGCGCCAGTTCCTCCAGCGTGCGCAGATCGAACAGCCGCAGACCGTCCGGGGTCAGCATCAGCTGGCGCTGGCGCTGAAAGTCGGTGGCCCCGTAGCTCGTCAGCACGCTGTCGAGCGGGCCGCCCGGCAGGTTGGTGCTCTTGAGCGCCGGATAGGCGTCCTGCGCGTTAAACGTCACCTCGGCGGTGATGTTGGGGATGCGGTTGCCGAAGTTTTCCAGCGGCAGATCCTCGAACACCAGATAGGCCAGCCCGCGAAAGGCCGGCGTCCGGCCGTGGCCTTCCGCGGCCTCGATCAGCGGATCGGGCAGCTGGTCCTCGCTGCCCTCGTGAAACCGGAACTCCAGACCGGGGATCGACACGTCCGGATTGGTGCCGCGCGCATCATGGATGAGCTTGCCATCGGCCCAGATCCGGATGAGGTCGCCGGCCGGGCCTTCGGCGAGGCCGAGCGCGAAGGAGGCGTAGTAGCCATAGGTGGTCTGGCGCTGACCGCCGCCGCCCTTGCCGCCGCCCTTGCGGGTTTGGCGTTCCTCGCGGATCCCTGGCGCCCAGATCACGTTGCCGGAGGCGCGCATCGTGCCGTAGATCAGCGGAATCGGCGCGCCCCAGGCCGAGGAGGTCACGGAAAGATCGCGCAGCCGCGGGCCCTCGATATCCGGCTGGTCGGGACCGAACAGGAGCGAGCCGACGGTCGAGCCGATCAGCCAGCCGGCCTGCCAGCCGAGCCCGAGCGCGGTGCTGCCGAGCGCGCTGGCGCCGGCGATGGCCAGCACCGCCATCAGACCACCTCTGGGATGCGCCAGGCCGCGCGCCGGCGCGACAGCCATGGCTCGATCAGCGGCTCCTCGAGCACGCAGCGCCGCAGCGCATGCGCGTGCAGGAGATGCGGGACGCCGTGCCGTTTGGTGAGAAAGCCGGCATGGCACGGGTAGCTCGTCTCGGCGAAGACCAGGATGTCGCCGGGGCGCGCATCGGGCATTGCGACCGGATTCAGCGCGCGGGCAAACTCCGCAAGCAGCCTGGTGCCGGTCGCGCGCCGGTCATAGCCCGTCACATCGTGATGCGGCACGCCAAGCGCATCTGCGACCACGATCAGCAGCCCGATGCAGTCCACACCGGCCGGCCCGCGGCCCTGATGCCTCCAGCGCGCCCCGATCCAGCGGCGTGCTTCGGTCACGATATCGTCACCGCGCATTGGCGCATCGTGCACTGGCTCTCTATCCATTGATTCACCGTGCATTGGGCGTCTCCGTCAGCTTGTCGGTGCCCGGCACGAAGGGATCGCCCCGGAAATTGAGCACATTGTTGAAGCGGTCGATGCAGGTGGAGAGCCGTTTGTCGCAGCCCGGATAGATCTCGAACGCGTCGCCCGTTCCGACCGGAAAGGGCGGCGGGAAGGAGAGCACCAGATCGCCTGTCGCCAGATCGGAACCGCGCACCTCGATGGCCCGGCCGCTGTTCTGCCCCGAGGTGAAAATTATGACCCCGCCGGTGAACCAGTCATTCGGTTTGCCCTCCACATCGATCACGGCGGTGAACGAGAGCGCGTCGAGCGGTGCGGTGACGAGGCCCGGTCGCGTCCATTGCGGGTCACCGATCTCCACGCCGCAGCGCGCATCACCGAGATCGGCGCGGCAGTCGGGCGTGTAGGGCTCGATCAGCCGCTGTGCGAGCACCTGGGACATGCCCCTCAGCTCGGTGCGCCACTGCCCCTCGCTCGACAGCATGACCTCGCCCAGCCAGCCGCGGCGCAGTCTGAGGATACCTTGCGACGGGTCCTGCCAGTTGACCACGAAGATCCGCACTTCGGCGCCGTCATAGAGACCGGCACGCAGCGCGTCCGCGTCGAGCCCGGCGTCGTCGAGCACGCCCTCGAGATCGACATTGCCGACCGCCAGCCCGGCCTCGGAGGCCACGGCGGTGCGCGAATACCCTGCCCGGGCGCGGTAGATCTCACCTTCGACCGCCAGATCGCCATCGTGATCGGTCGCGCGAAACACCACACCGTCACTGCGGGCAAGCCGCCAGCAGGTGGCCAGTGTGAGCACATCGCCCTCGAGATGCGCGGCCAGCTCAGATGACACCGCCTTCATTCGCGGATCTCCACCACGGTGATGCGGCCCCATTGCTGCATCTCGAAGGTCTCCACGGTGAGATCGGCGGCATCCGTGTCGAACCGCGCCGGCACGTCGAACTCGAAATCTGCAGTGACCGCGACGCCGGGATCCGGCGGTGTCGAGAACGTCACCCGGCCGGTGGCGTGATCCACGGACAGGCCAGCGCTCACCTGCATATCGTCAACATACACCACGACCGTCCCGCTGACCGGTCGCGTGATGCGCCGTTCATGCACCACGCCACCGCTGTCGTACCCCCGGACCAGCTGGAACGCGGTCTGCTCCCCGTCGCCAACCCCCAGCAGCTGCCCGGCCGCCCGAAAGTCGGTCCAGTCCTTGAACCGAAACCCGTGCGCGCGCCCGCGGCGGGCGTAGAAGAAGGCGAGGAATGCGGCGACATCGGCGCGGGAGCGGATGCCCGTCGAGACGTTCCATTCGCCCCGAGATCGCTGCCATTGTGCCACGCGCTGCTCGCGGCCACTCTGCGTGGCGGTGATCGCGGTCAGGAAGCGCGGCCCGCCGCTGGCCCCGTAGGCGATGGTGGCGGGGAACTGCACATCGTGAAAGTCGGTCATCGGAACTCCTACCGATTCCGCCGCGCCCGCGCGATGGCGCGGCTCATCTCGGCGGTGATCTGGCCCTGCGACCGGCGGAAGCTGTCGGCATCGGGCGTGGTGATGCTCATGTTGACGGTGATGCCGCCGTCACGACCGCCGGCACCGCGCTGTCCCTCGGCGACCTCGCGGCGCGACAGCACCCGCTCGCCGCGCTGCAGGATCGCGGGAACCTCGTCGGGGCGAAGACCGGGATAACCGCCACCATGGAACCGCTCCGCCCCGGCGAAGGCCATGGCCGGCACCTGCCGCTTCGGCAGTGCCGAGACGCCGATCACGCCGCCGGAATGCGCCACCGCCGCGGTGAGGCTGCCGCCCAGGCTACCTCCAAGACCGCCCCCGATCCCGCCAAGCGCACCGCCCAGCCAGTTGGCGAGGGGGCCGAGCACCGCCGAGCGCAGCGCGATGCGGGTGATGTCCTCCAGGATCGAGTTCGCCAGATCGCGGAAATCCACCTTGCCCTTCGTGACCAGCGTCAGAAGCGCGTCCTCGGCGCCGCGAAACGCGCTGACCAACGCCTCGCCGATCTGCCGGCCGGTCTCCATCGCACTGTCGGCATAGCCCTGCAGGCTGTCTGCGACCGCATTCCAGCCCCGCGCCGCCGTCTCGCTCGCCGCCGCAATCGCGTTGCCGGCAGTCGTCGCGGCCTCGGCAGCACGACCAGCCGCGCCGCCAGAACTGCTGCCGCCTGCTGCACCGTCCTTGCCAGCACCGGAGACGCCATCGAAGGCGTCCCCGATCCCGGCCACCGACTCCGCCGCCCCCTCGGCAGCCTCCGAGGTCTGCGCCAGCACCTCCCGGATCGCCTCGACCGACTCCAGCGGCCCGGTTGCTGCGGCGCGCAGTTCGTCGGCCACCCCGCGCAGGGCGTCCTGCGTGGCGCGGGCGTCCGCGGCATAGGCCCCGAGCCCCAGATCCGGGATCCGGTAGTCCTTCTCGAAGGCCTGCGTGAACGCCTCGGCCGCCCGGCCGCCGGCATCGCGCGCCGCGCCCGCGAACCGGTTCTCGAATCCCGCGAGGCTGACATCGTCCAGCGTCCCGATGCGCAGCCCGCCATCGCCCACGGCCCATGCCGGCAATGCGCCAAGCACCGTGTTGATGCCGGCGATGAAGCGGTTCACGCGCCCGATCACCGCGTTCAGCATTCGCTCCACGCCGCGTACCATGGCATTGGCCGCACCGGTCACGACCTCGCCCAGCACTACCGGCAGATCGGACCAGATTGTGCGGATCGCCGCGAACGCCCCGCGCCAGGTGTTGATGATCAGCGAGGCCCCGCGCGCGACCGCATCGAGACTGGCCTGCACCCCGTCGGCCACGCTGGCGCGAATTCCCGCCCATACTGCCGCCACCGTCGCCCCGAGCGCCCGAGCGCCAGTGCCCATCCGGTCCCAGACATCCCTGGCCACGCCGCGCATGAGATCGAGGGCGTCGGAGAAGCTCCCCGCCGCCGCGACCAACCGGCCAAAGCGCAGGATCAGCTCCTGTGCCCCGATCACCAGCGCCACGAAGGGCAGCCGTATGAGCACCCCGCGCAGCAGCGCCAGCGCCGTGGCCAGCCCGCGCACGCTGACAGCTGCAACCGCAAGCCCGGCGACAAAGCGCCCGGCCACCAGCCCCGCAACGGCCGCGAGCGTGGCCGCCAGCCGGTCGAGATTGCCCAGAACAAGCTCTATGGCCCGGCCCACCGGGCCGCTGCGTTCCGCGAGTGCCTCCATCGCGTCGGCCACGGCCTCGAGCGCCGGGGCCGCCGCGACCGCGAGCTGGTTGGCCAGCCCGCGCCAGATCAGCCCCAGCCGCGAGATCGCATCGTTGGTCCGCTCGATCTGTGCGGCATCCTGCGCAGACACCACCACCCCGAAGGCGCGCACGTCCTTCGTCGCCTGGCGCAGCGTGGCGCTGTCGATCCGGCCCATGGCGATGGAGCCTTCCTCGCCGAAGAGCTGGCCCGCCACCGCTGCCCGCTCGGCAGCGGGAACGAACTCCTCGATGGCGGCGTTGATCGCCCCCACACGCGCATCGAGCGGCAGCGCGATCAGCTCGGTGGCCGACAGCCCCAGCCGGTCCAGCGCGTCCGCCGCGGGACCGGTGCCTGCCGCGGCCTGGCTGAGACGGCGCGTCAGATCCTTGGTGGCCTGCTCGATCCCCGACATCGACACGCCCGCCAGCTCGCCCGCGCGCTCCAGCGTCTGGATCGAGGCGACCGTGGTGCCCAGCGACTGCGCCAGCTTGGCCTGGCTGTCGACGACCTGCAGCCCGCTGCGGATCATCGCCGTGGCCGCAGCACCCACGGCCGCAGCACCTGCCGCGGCCGCGATCCGCAGCCGGCGAAAGAACCGGTCGGCGCGCGCATTGGCGGCTTCCATTTCCGAGCTCAGCCGCTGGAACGCGGTGGCGCCGTCCGCGCCGATCCCCCTGAGCTCGGCGCGCACCTGCCGGCCGCCCTCGGCCGCCAGCCGCACCGTGACCTGTTTGGTCGCGCTGGTCATCCTGCTGACCCCCGATTTCGTTCAAGTTTGACGACGTGTGTGTTCACTGCGGGCGTTGCGCCCGGATCTGCGCGTTGACCGCGCGCGCCATCGCCACCTCTATCACCGGCAGCAGCTCGACAGCCGCACGTGGATCGAGCCCGGCAGCCGTGGCCATGGCCAGCACCGCACCCATCTCCCAGCCGAGCACCGCGCCCTCGGCGACCCGCAACTGTCCCGTGGCCGCCTGCGCGACATCCCAGGCCAGTGTGCCCTCGCGCGTCAGCGGCGCGTTTTGCCGCGCCGGGCAGGCTTGGCAGATGTGCGGGCAGTTGTTGCAGTATTGCGCGCCCCCGCCGAAGTGCCACTCGGCGAGGGCGCTGAGGCGTTTTTTTCCTGCTCCAGATGCAGGCCCGGCGCCACGTAGCGCAGCTGGAACGCCTCGAAGATCGGCACGATCTCCAGCAACGCGTCGAGCCCTTCGGGGGAAAGTTCGGCCGGGGCGTCGTCGGCATCATGCACGCCGGCCCAGTCATCCACGGCCACGCGCGCCAGCGCCTTCGCGAGCGCTATGCCGCGCCGGTTCGCGCTGGCCTCTTCCGGCAGCTCCGCGAGGATCGGCTCCTCGCGGGCCCGGTTCATCAGTGAGGTGGTTATGGGGGCCACGCGCAGCTGCACGCCGTGGCCGAGATCGAGCCAGTCGGGCGACGCGGACAGGTCGAGACGGATCATCAGGTATCTCCATGGGTTGGGATATCGTTGAGAAGCGCGACCTCCAGCATCACGCCCGTCGCATCTGCGGCGGCGCGCCAGTCGAAGCTCGCCTCGACCCCGGCCGGGCCGGTGATCGAATACTTCGGCTTGGGCAGATGGACCCGCGGCAGGGTGAAGGTCAGCGCATAGCCCTCGGCCATCGCAAAGCCGTAGACCAGCGCGACCGGATCGCCGCTGGCGGCTTCAGCCATCAGCGTCTCGCCATCGAAGCGCACGGTCAGCGATCCCTCGCAGGTAGCAAGGGTCGGATCGGCGCCATCGATGCGGCCATCCTCGCGGATCGACCGCACCCGCTCGATGCCGTTGGAGAAGGTCAGCGATCCGGCCGTGACCCCCGCCAGCGGTGATCCTGCCCGCGCGATGCGTCCGCGCCCCTGGCTGAAACGGCGCAGCGCAAAGGCGGCGGGGTTTGCGTCCAGCGTCGCATGCGCGGTCTCCTCGCCCTGCGCCACGACCGAGACGGTGGCATTGGCCGGTCCTTCCTGGCCCATCTGAAACGACAGCTCCTCCAGCACCGCGCCCGCATGGCGAAAGAAGACCGGGGTGGTGAGCTTGGGATGCCCGATCTCGATCAGGAAGGACGGGATGCTGTCGGCCCCGCTGCGCCAGACATGGCGATAGCCGCCACCGGTGAGCGTGGGGGTGGCGCGCTGTGCGGCCGAGGCGTCCAGCGTGAAGGCATTGCCGTCGGGGCCAGTGGCGTCATGGGTGATCACCAGCGCCGTGTCATCCTCGACCGTGTAGCTCGCGACCGCGATGGCGGGATCAGTGGCGGCGTTGAGATCCGAGGCCAGCGCTGCGAGCGTATCGGCCAGCGTCGCGCCGATCTCGGTCTCGTCGCCCGAAGCAACCCCGGCAACAAAGGTCCAGGCCACGCCGTTCAGCGTGAGCGTGTCGCCCGGCACAGGATTATCCGCGAAGGTGATCCGTCCCGCGGCTGCCTGCGACGTGGTCTGCGGATCGCCGAACAGCGCCGTCATCCACCAGCCGGTGCCCTGCAGATCGAACGGGATCTCCAGCTGGCCCTCATCGGTGACAAGCCCGCGATACGGGTCCTGCGCGTTGCGCCCGCGCCCCAGCAGCGGGTCGTCGCCGAGCGGGATGCTCGCCGACAGATCCGCCGTCTTGAAGTCGAGCGCCCGCACCGGGCCCGTGGTGGCCCCGCCATACTGCGTCTCGCGCACGGCCCTGAGTGTGGCATCGGCGCCATAGGCGCGTTGCTTGCCCATGCTGATCCTCCCTGTGATGTGCAGATGTGATGTCTCGAGATGGCCGCGCCTGTCCGGCGCGCTCACCCGCTCAGCGGGTCGCT